GACCTTCAAGGCTGGTTCAACGCACTTTGCTGCTGATGACGCGTTCTCCTTTGTTCTAGCATATCATCCAATTGCTGGCGTTGGTAACATCGGCAATGGCACAATGTCGAGCCTGAAGGTTGATACGCTGGCTGTGCCTGAAACCATCACTATTACATTCACATCTGGAACTGCGTTCAATGTGTCAGGTACAGTGTCTGGCGTGTCGGCCCCAGGTGTCGTTGGTTCCCCATATGACAATAACCGCGTGAACTTCACTATCGTTGCTGGCACAACCCCATTTAATGCTGGTGATGAGTTCACAATCAATGTTGCCTCCGTGACAATTGATACTCCACTAGGTGCTAATGACGCAGCTAAGCGCGTTGCAATTGTGACGGCTCTCCAAGCTGCCATCAACAGCAATCAAGAAATCAGATCAGAACTTTACGAGTTCAATCTGATTCTGTGCCCTGGCTATTACGAGTGTGCTGATGAAATGGTTGCTCTTGCGGCCGATGTGAAGTACGAGGCTTTCGTAATTGCTGACACTCCAGTGAATAAGACTCCAGCTCAGGTTTCTGAATGGGCGCTGACTTCTTCACGTACATCAAGCACAAGCGTTGCTTACTACTACCCATGGGGCTTGTGCTCAAACTACGATGGTAGAAATGTCGTGTGCGCTCCTTCTGGAATTGCGCTCCGCACCTATGCAAACAGCGACAACCAATCTTACGTTTGGTTTGCACCAGCTGGTGTTGCTCGTGGCTCAGTCACTGGTATCACGTCAGTTGGTTATGTTTCTGGAACTCTTGGAACCGCAACCACCTTTGTTGAGACTAATCTGAACCAAGGACAGCGTGATTCTCTGTATGAGTCATTTAAGAACATCAATCCTATCGTGTACTTCCCTGGTCAGGGAATCATTGTTTGGGGGCAGAAGACTTCAGCAGCTGCTTCATCAGCTCTTGACCGCGTGAATGTGGTCCGTCTGCTTTGCTACTTGCGTAAGGCGCTTCGCGAAGGTGCATTCCCATTTACCTTCGAGCCAAATGATGCCATTACTCGTGCAAACCTTAAGGCCGCGGCAGATGACATTTTGAACAACATTCTGTCACTACGCGGCATCTATGAGTTTGCAACCAAGTGCGATGAGTCAAACAACACACCAACGAGAATTGATAACGGTGAAATGTGGTTGGACGTTGCAATTAAGCCAACAAAAGCGGCTGAATTCATCTACATCCCAATCAACGTTGTCAGCACTGGTGACAACATTACTGGAAACTGATAATCTAATCAGCTAAAATAAGGGCGCCATTGGCGCCCTTATTTTTTGAATATCCAATTCCCATAGTTCAAGACTTTTTCAAACCCAAGTGATGTCATTATCTGATCTTCAGTCATATCCATGTCAAACTCTGGATATTGCTGAAGCAGTTTTTGCTTTTGTGTTTCGCCGCGTGACAACACAATGTTTCCGCGTTTCCACACGTAGCCTGGCTTAGTCTTACCAACTAAAGTAAAACCAGCTCTATGATAAATTGTGTCTGTTGGATCTGGTGACCATCTAGCGTCACAGTAAGTGATGCATTCCTGTACATTAAAGTGTGAAAAGCATTTTTGAAATCCACCAATAATAGTGATTCCTGGCTTCACACACCATCGATAGATTTCTAGCACTTTGTCTTTGCCAAATCTGCTTTTGCCAACAGTCATCACAGCTAGAACCTGCCCATTAAGGGTCAAGCAGATGCTAGTGCCTCTGACATAGCCTTGTGTATGGTACTTTGTCAAAAATTCATGAGCTACCAAAGATGCAGTGGTGCCAAGAAGAACTGAACACTTTCTGGCATAGATCCTCTCTTTTTTCATCAACAGTGACTGCACCCGAGATAACACCGCCTGCTCATTTGTAATCAACTCAACGTCTTGAATTGTGACTACCTTGATGCCATTCACTTTGGCATCTTGGATTTTGTCTAAATCTCGCGTTTGATCTTGATGCCAGTGTGAGCCGTTTACCTCAAAGCCAATGTTAGCTTTAGGAGAAAAAATATCTATTTCTCTCCTGTCATTAAGTCCTTGACGATAATTTGAAATCACTGTATCGTCTACTTCTTGAGCTGCCTTAAAAACCAACCCCTGAATATTTGATACTGAGCATTTTGGACAAGCTATGTATTTTGTTTTTTGGAATGGGCGTTCAAATTCAACACCACAAATGTGCTTCCACTTAACAATATCACTGGCTTTAGTTGGTGCTTCTGTTATCAATATGAATCCACGGCTTTTTGCTTCTTCAATTTTCCTACTAAGCGCCTTAGCTGTTTTTGACTTGGCCATTTTTTCAGAAACAGCTCGTCTGAAATCCTCGTTAGACCACAAATTATCTGTTCCATATTTCCGCTCAAGTGTTTCTTTTCTTTTTGAGATTGTCACACTTGAGGATTGCCCACAAGACTTAGAACAATTTGATCTATATCCATGGGTAAAATCCCAATACTTGGTTAGATTTCCGCATGCGCATAGTGGGCGTGTGTGAAATAAATTCCAGATCTTCTCTGACACGCTACTTCCACTAAGCTCAGACAACCATGGTGCCTTATTGGCATTCCATCTTGCCTTCCTAGAATCAAATGTGCCGTTTGTGAAAAACAGTTCTTCTGCGAGGTTTTTGTAGGATTTCATGGGTACTCTCTAAATAGCTAAAGCCAAATTCTAACATGGAGAATATTTATGGCAAACCTAAGTAATTTTGGCATTCCGGGCGGCGGCAATGGTATCTTTGCACCAAGGCTGTCCCACAGATGGCGCGTCACTTTCCAGAATATTGGTCGTCTAGTGTCAGGCGTGAACTCACGTGACTTGACAATGCAAGCAATTCAGGTTGAACGCCCAAACATTGAATGGGACGAAGCCGAACAGCATCGCTACAACTCAACAGCGTATGTGGCAACGAAACACCACTTCAATGAAATGCCAATGACCGTTGAAGATGACATCACAGGTCTTGCATCAGCAGTTATCACTGCACAGCTTGAGACACAACAACGCCTGATTGGTGTTGATCTAGATGGCCGTTGGCTGAATGCTGCGGCTACCGGTTCAGACTACAAGTTCGGTTTGATCCTTGAGCTACTTGATGGTGACGAGGGTGTTGTTGAGACATGGTACATTGAAGGTGCTTGGATTAAGAGCGCCCAATTCGGTGAGATGTCTTATGACAACAGTGAAGTTATGAAGATTCAAATGTCAATCCGTTATGATCATGCCCACAAGGTTGACAACGGTAAGGGCTATGGCACTTCTCTAGGTGGCGCGCTGACACAGTAAATAGGCAAAAAATGGCGAGAGAAATCTCGCCATTTTTCAGCATTAAGAAAACACAGAACTATGAACTTCTTAGAATATCTCATTGAAGCGCAATTCAGTGAAGCTGACCTTGAGCGTATCATCAAAGTCTTTGAGCGCAGAGCGCCAAAGCTACTTGGTGGTCCGATTTACCGTTATGGTGGTAAGAAGGGCGTAGAACAACTTCCAGGCGCCTCAGTCGGCTATCTGTTTTTCTTTGCAACGAGCAGAGCATTTCGGATTAGAGCGCGTGCCGGTAAGATTCTTGGGATTGATGTCTGGACGAATTACCACCCATTCAATGGCCCTAACTTCGTGATTCATGTTGAGGAACTTGCAGCTGAGGATGTGATCGGTGCAATCAAGGAGATTGCAAGCATGATCAAGAATCCAAAGGTTGGTAAGATCGAGGTGAAGACAGCAGCGGTCACAGAAGGCATTGAACAACTTGATGAAATGGCCAAGCGTGTTGACGCTGACTCATTCTATCAGATGATGGTTAAGTCTGTTGGTAAGGCCGACGCAGAGTCTGCTACATGGGACCAGATCAAGTCAGTGGCCAATGAAAACGATGTGCTGATTCCAGCATACATTCGTGATCAGAAGATTGGCCGTGGTAAGTGGAACACCAAGCCAGGCTCAGTTCAGGATATCAGTTCAGGAAAAGAAACTGAATCTGACGTCAATGATGCGGCGTCAAAGAAGAAAGCGCCAATCATGTACATCAAGGTCACCGCGCAAGACCCTGATACGAAGAAGTTCATTTCTGCTGACACACCTGAAGCACAAGCCTTGTACAAGCAGCTTCAAACAACTCTGAAGGCGCCTCCTTCAGAGGAAGAGCTGCGTGACCCTGAAACACTGTACGGCCACATGGCTCAGCTAGTTCAGATGGCTTGCAAGGGCTCACTTCGCTCACTGCTGATTTACGGTGGCCCAGGTACTGGTAAGACCTTCACGATCATGAATGTGGTCAATGATGCCGGGCTCAGCAAGGGAAGCGATTACGTGAAGTTGTCTGGTAAGGCGACGGCGGCTGAAATCTACAAGACGCTGTTCATGTACCGTAAGAACGGCCTGGTGATCTTTGATGACTTGGACAGCATGTGGGGTAACCAAGACGCTACCAACATTTTGAAGGCTGCGCTAGACACATCAGACGTTCGTGAAATTGCATGGGCTTCACGCGATACCGTGAACGTGTCACGCATGTCTGACAAAGAACGTGAAGAGTTCAATGATAAGGTTGACGCCGAAATTGAAGAGAACCCAGCTAACGCTAGATACCCATCAATGTTTGACTTCACTGGCCGAGTGATCTTCATCTCAAACCTCCGCAAGGATCAGTTCGACACCGCAATCATGTCACGTTCAGCTAAGATCAACATGGACTTGACGCCAGCTGAAATTCTGCAACGTATGAGAAACATCCTCCCAACACTTGGTGGTAACGATGTTTCACTTGACAAGAAACAGGCACTGCTTGATCACTTGCTAGAGATGCACGGTAAGGGTGAAATCACTGCTGTCACAATGCGTGAATTCATCAAGGGGTTGAACATTGTTCGTTCAGGTGTACCAAACTGGAAGGAACTCATCCAGTACGCTTGACGCGTGGTGAATACAAAAAGAGCGACACGAAATGACACGAGGGGCCCTAGGGCCCCTCGTGTGTTATGCTCTGCAGTTTATTTGTTCGGTGCGCACTCGGCCTCACCGGTGTCGCCGAGGCTGTGCTTTTGTGCACCTAAAGGACGCACAAAGCCGGGAATGTTGTTGTCCTGGTTTCGTTCACATGAACGCACGAATTGTCTGACCCTGAGCAGTGATGGGAACATCACGCGACCATCGGTTTGAATGGCAGACCTCTTTGAACATCCATAAATACAGAATAAGGGTTCAAGGGAAAGCCAATGGCTGACATTTCAAATCTTCTCAAATCAGCCGGTAT